CTGGAGCTTTACGAGAAGCTGCCGGAACGGGAGCAGCTACTCTTGATAGGCCGCCTCCAGGAGATGACCGCGCCCCTGCTGGGCGAAGTCAAAAAGAGCGGCGTTGCAGAGGCCAGGTCCTCTGGCGGGAAGGCCGTATAATCTGCGTCGATTTTAGGGGGTGATACCATGCAGAGAATAAGCCCACAGGCGGAGGCGCGTCTATCATCCGGCGTCCAGAAGTTCCAGCCCATCCTACGCCGGGCGCAGCTCGCGGGCCGGAATGAGAGCGACACGGTAATGATAATCACGGACATTCTCTGTGAGGTCTTCGGCTACGACAAGTACGAAAACATCACGTCCGAGCTATGTATCAAGCAGCAGTTTTGTGATCTGGCCGTCCAGCTCAAAGGCAAGGTCCGCCTGTTGCTGGAATGCAAGGCCGTGGGCGTCGCTCTTCGGGATGTCCACGTCTCCCAGGCCACGGGCTATGCTGCCAGCGCCGGGATTGATTGGGTGGTGCTCACCAACGGTATCACCTGGAGAATATACCAGGTTCTTTTCGGGAAGCCGGTGGAGACGGTGCTTGTCTGTGAGTTCAACTTCTGCGAGCTGAACGTGAACCGGCCAGAGGACTATGCGCCTCTCTACGCGCTGAGCGTTGAGGCTTTCCAGGAAGAGGGGAACGCGGCCCTGTCCCAGCTCTACGCCCAGCACCGGGTCCTCAACCGCTTCATCGTGGGGCAGGTCCTCTTGAATGACTGGATGATTGGGACCATCCGCCGCTCCTTGGAGCGTCACTACCCAGGGGTCAAGATGAGCGACAGCGATGTCCGGTGCATACTCCAGGAAGAAGTCTTCCGGCATGAGATCGTCGAGGGACCCCAGGCCGAGGACGCCCGCCGGGATGTGGACGCTGCCAATGCCAGGATGCAGGCCGCCCAGAAAGAACGCCGGAAATAGCCTGTGGAAAACTCCGTGGAAAAGCTGTTGAAAACTGGACTGCCAGAACGGACACCCAAAAAATAAGGTCCTAATCAGGACCTTATTTTGAAAAATAGGGTCTTAATCAGGACTGAATACCCAAAAAATGAGGTCCTAATCAGGACCCATAATAAGACAGTATGTATATAAGACTTAGTAATTATAATATTCCTCTATGCGCGTGCGCGAATAGAGCGTACATCGGTATTGGAGGTTGTGAACTGTGGAAAACTTGCCTATCGGCTATCTGAGCTGCCGGAGCTGCGGCTCCATCGAAAACTGCGCGGACCTGGTCTCCGGCCTCTGCCCTGTATGCCGGAGGGAGAGGGCAGCCCACCTTGCCCAGCTCCAGAGCGACTACCAGGAGGCGCTGCAAGCCGGGGACCCCGCCGCCTCTGTGGAGATCGCCCAGCTCATCCGGGACTACCAGCAGTCCGAGGGCGTCCGGCTCAAGAACGTGCCAGAGGCCTACCGGGTCTCCTGAAAAGGGGCCTGTGCGTATTTGGCCCGTGGGAGGCCCTATAAGCGCTTCTCCGTTCTGGGGGTCCTGGTATATTCATAGACCCCCTATCGTGGCTCCTGGGCCGTCCTGCACCCGCTCTGGCATGAATTTGGGAGACTTCCGAAAGGGTGATTGAAATTCCAGCATACAAAGACGAACTGAGGAACACATGGTACGCGTCGTTTTACCACAC